AGTGGGGAGTCAAAACTGATGTTAAGAAATCTGCTAGAGTTTCTACAGGGCGTTACCGTTGTGCTTGTTGTGGCATCATTGGGCCTGCTACTCTACCGCCTGTTGGTACTGGTCGTAGGCGTAACAATGCTGCAGTCGATCACATCAACCCTGTTGTTGATCCTTCAGTTGGATTTGTGGATTGGGATACATACATAAGTCGTATGTTCCTTGAAGCAGATGGCTATCAAGTACTGTGTTGGGTTTGTCATGGGGTTAAGACTCGTGATGAACGTGAAGTGAGAACCCTTACTAGGAAGAAGAAATGAGACACTTAATCATACCAGATACACAGGTTAAACCTGAGTCAGGACATGAGCATTTGATATGGGCAAGTAAGTATGCTGTTGATACTAAGCCTGATGTCATTGTACACCTCGGCGACCACTGGGACATGCCCTCTCTAAGCTCCTATGACGTAGGTAAGAAGAGCTTTGAAGGTAGACGCTACACTAAGGATGTAGAAGCAGGGAACGCAGCTATGGCAGCCTTTATGGAGCCTATACTGCAGGAGCAATGGAGGTTAATCCGTAACAAGAAGAAGCAATGGAACCCTCGTATGGTATTTATTATGGGTAACCATGAGTATCGTATTGAACGTGCCACTGAGAATGACTCAAAGCTAGATGGACTCATTAGTTATAATGATCTTAACCTTAAGGGGTGGGAGGTACAGGACTTCTTAGATCCTATTGTGATTGATGGTGTAGCATACTGCCACTACTTCACATCAGGTGTGATGGGTAGACCAGTGTCGTCAGCTAAGTTACTACTCACCAAGAAGCACATGAGCTGCATCATGGGACATGTACAGGACAGAGACATAGCCTATGCACGTAGAGCTGATGGTAAGAACATGACAGGGTTATTTGCTGGCATATTCTACCAACATGACGAGGAGTATCTAACACCTCAAACCAATGGATCATGGCGTGGGTTGTGGATGATGAATGATGTGAGGGATGGTAGCTTTGACGAGATGCCCATCAGTATGAACTACTTAAGGAATCGCTATGTCAATGACACTAGAAGAGTTGAAAGAACACTTACAAGCGTTGGATGAAACCATACTGGTTGAACTCTTACAACTTGATAGTGCAACATTAGTAGAGAGGTATGAGGATATTATTATTAATAAGTTCTCAGACTTAGAAGAGCAATTGGAGGATAAGTATTATGATCAAACCTAAGATATGGGATCAGATTAAGCAGGAACCTACTATGTCTGACACCTTCGACCCTTATGATTGGGACGACACAGGTGACGAGTTAGATAAACTACTAGCCTCTGACACTCAGGTAGGAGGGGATCACTACACTAAGTTAGAGATACAGCCTATGGCCTATTCAATGGCTAATAACTTGAATGCTCTGCAGCATACAGCTATTAAGTATGTTACTCGGTATCAAGATAAGGGGACAGCTCTGCAAGACTTAGCCAAAGCTCGTCATTGTATTGATATGATGGTTGAAGACTGGATGGATCGAGAAGAGTATAAAGAAGTGTGGTCTGGATCATAAGTTATATAACTGGAAGTGAATTTCCGCAGGAAACTTTAGGCAATATAAAGGGGACTTAATTGTCCCCTTATTTGTTTCTAATCCTTGAGACTATCAGGCATACTATCTGCTAATCCCATTCTTGTGTAGTAAGCAGACAAGAACTTCCTCGCCATCTCTGGATCAGTCTCCCTTAACTTGTAGTACATACGTTTACCAACAGACTTACGAGTCTTCCTCGCTATACTATCTAACCTCCTCCTCTTCATACTATCAGAGCTTGATTGGTAAGAAGGTGAGTTGATTATAGTCTCTAAGCGTGGGGTTAACAACTCAGCATTTAGCTGACGTAGTTCACCTAACTGATCACTTGTTAGTGAAACACCTTTGAACTTACCTTGAACCCCTCCTTTGTCCCACTTAACTCTCATCATCTCTTGTTGAACAGGTGACATATTACTAGAGTCAAAGATTGGCACACTAGTTAGTGCTGTTGAGAAGTCCATAGTCTTAGCTTCGCCATACACACCAAACTTCTTAGGGAGCTGCTCACGGAAGATAGGTATACGAGCTTGTAACCTTTCCCATGTATTAGTAGTCTGGCGTTCATAACCATCCATCATCTTAGCAGCCTGTGCTGCTATTGCAGGAGTGAAGGGTCTAGCTATAGTCTCAATCAATCCATTCTGTAGAGATACATTAGGATCTACTATAGCACCTACTAACGTATGCATCCCTTCAAGGAAAGACTTAGAAGCTAGATTACTCTTAACCATTATCAACAGATTAGCCTTAAGAACATCTAACTCATTTGTGTTGATGTCAGTATCATCTGAATAGTCCTTAGTTAAAGTGAACAGGTCAGCAGCCATAGCTAATGGTGTAGCTATAGGTTCAAAGCGATGATAACCTACCCATACATCCCCAATCTTAATAGCATAAGGTTTAATACCAGCATCCTTCCAACGCTGCCTCTCACTAGGACTACGAGGCCAACTACCAGTGATAGTGTCCTCATCAAACATAGTTCCTATAGTGGCGAACATTGCCATGCCAATGATCTGACGAGGTATAAGCTCATCATAACTCATCTTAGCTGGAGGCCCATGTAAAGGGATTACATTAGCTGCTAGATTAAATGCTTCCTTTCTGATCCCTTCCTTAGTGGTATATGATGCACGTATTGCAGGGATTATAGGAATATAACTATAACCTTCCTTAATGATGTTCCAAGGTGTCTTGATGAATGGGATAAACAAGGCAAAGGCTGGGTGATCATGGCGCAGTTGCTGCACCTTACGCGGAGTACCTGCTAACTTCTGCTGAAAAGCATTGTACAAAGCATCATCACGTACAAGAGACATAGCAGCACGAGACTCTTTAAGGATCTCCATGTCTTCATCTGGAGTAGCCTTACCTGTCAACTCCTTCTGCACTGACCTACGATCATAAGTGAACTGCTTGATCCGCTTATCCCACATTAAATCCTGAGCCTCATCGGTAAACAAGTCTCTCTTGTACTGCTGATACAAAGCGTCATAACCTTCCTGACCACCAGCATGGGATTCAATAGGATTACCAGCTTGGTCTAGCTTGTTAGTCCCATCAGGGTTTAGGTCAAACTCCTTATGGGTTTTAATACCTAGCTTACTATCTTCCTTAGCAAACTTAGCTGCCATCTGGAACATAGACTGCCTACGGAACCTAGCCTTACCATACTCGTCAATACCTACAATGATCTTAGTAGGCCAGCGAACTAGTGTCTCACCTTTACCATTGAATGCCTTACCAAACTTAGTATTACCTATTGTGTTATGCATATAGTCCTGCATATCCAACATAATATCTTCTGCTTGTTCGATGTTCAAGGACTTAGGATCATCAATACCCATAGACTCCTTAAGGAACGTATGCCAATCCTTCTTGTTCATTCCTAGTTGACGTAAGTTAACGTCACGCTCTAATGAATATCCTTTACGAAACCCTTCACGGAAGTACACACTATCAAGAACAAACCCATCAACAGAGGCTTGCCACATAGCAGCAACTTGGTTCCACTCTCGCCCACCTTTAGTTAGATGAATAGAGTCAGTGATGACACCTATAGATTCTAATGTAGGCTTAAGGATGGATTGGATCATCATGGATAGGACGTTAACTACTGGTGTACCAAGGCCAGATAACATACCATTGATTGCTAGGTCTAAACCAATCCCTGTAATGCTCTCACTATTCTGCTCACGCTGTAGAGCTTTTCTATAAAGCGTATCTCTAACTATAGGACTAAAATCCTCAAGTTGAGTAGCTTGTATAGCCATCTGCTGGTTCTGAACCAAACACTCAGGACTTAAACTCATTGACACTTCCTCCCTGCCCATAACGAATCTATCTCACGACCATCTGCAATATCCTGCCTCATCTTCTTACGATGATTTAATGTTGCAGCTACTTTACTTCCCTGTCCTTTATTCCAAGCAGAGATACCGTAGTATAGGTTAATTTCACTATGAAGTGCAGCAATTTCAGTATCAGAAAATACATCTGAGAACCTAGTCATGCGTTGTACTTCCAGTAGACGCTTCTCTGCTTCTATGAATAGAGGAACGAGCATGTCCATCTCCTCGGAAGAGAATATCCTATCCTTGTCTGAAAGGATGTAGTTAGCCATGTCTTCCATATCCTCTATACCATTCCTCTTCAGTAAGGTCTGAGCACGTTCTTTTATGTTATCAAAGCTGTAGCGGCCTCTTGACATACCACGTAGTGCTGCCGTGTCTAGTGAACGTGAACCAGCTATCTGCTGTACGAACTTCTTGAACTCCTGAACTATTTTCCATTCTTCGTCTATCTTAAGCCTTAGTCTAAGTTCATCCTGAGTTAGTTCTTCTCCTCGTGCTTCCTTACGATTTAGACGTTCTCTAATCTCAGCATTGTCACCACTCTCTTTCATTGGCATGGTAGTCTCAGGGTTATCCCCTTTGAACTTACCATCAACTAATCGTTTAGTTACCTCTGGCTTCCCTGCAGTACGCGGTAGTAATTTCTTACCTGCCTCTTGGTTAAGCTCACCTGCAACCCTCTGAGAACCTGTAGTATCTGGTGTACGTAAAGGAGCACTCGTACCTGCAACTGGTGTATCTGTACTACCTGCATTAGGGTTTGGCCCTAGAACATTACCATCCTCATCTATAGGTCTACCTTGATCGTCAATCCACTTACTCACTAATGGCTTAACCTGACCCCTCTTAACATTAACTGGGGCATCAGCTTCAAATCTACCTGTCCTAGGATTGTACTGGGCATCTGCTCTATCCACAGTCCCAAGTATACGAGATGTCTTAGAGTTTAAAGGGTTGATAGAAGGAGGACGAGCTGACTCATTAACTGCTTGAGATATTGGGCTACGCTTTATAGGAACTGCAGATTTCAATCTATCAGCAAAGCCCTCAACACCTATAACCTTACCATCTTTAACTTTCTTTAGGTTCTCTGCTGCCTTACGGAGTGTCTTAGCCTCTAGATATTTAGACTCTAATCCTTGTAGTTCTTTATTAGCTTCAATCTTCTGAGCCTCTACCTTTCTAGAAGCATTACGAGAACCTAATGGAGCTTTGCCAGTACCTTTCATCCTAAAGATTACAGAATCCAGTGCATTGATCCTAGCCTTAGTAGACTCAACTGCTCTACGCATTCCACCAAGATCAGCAGAGGTCGGAGCACCTGCAGCCTCTAGCTCCATCTCTGCTATTACTTTATCTAAAGCCTGTTGACTATTACGTACAGGAGTCTCGTCAACAGTACTAGCTAAGTTAGTTAGAGTACGTTCAGAGGTGTCCTGTAAGGCTTCAGAAGTCTCCTCAGTGGCTACCTCAGACTTAGGTGTAGACTTAGTAAGTAACTTACCAATACCAGCTCCTAAGCCTCCTCCTAGAGCCGTACCTGCCATGATGTTGAGTACAGTTGAATCACCATACTGCTCATAGACAGGCTCTAATGCACCGCCAGCAGCACCCTGAGCTGCACCTCTAGCGCCAAAGGTTGCAACTTTAGAGGCGAAGGTTAATGGCTTAAGTGCAATAGCAGGTATAGTAACAGGATCAAGAAAACCACCAGCAAGCATACCACCTATGGAGGTAGCAGGGGATTGTTCCATCATGATCCGAGATTCGTACTCAGCTAACTGGTCTTCATACTTCTCTAAGTCACTAGTTACTCCTGCCCACTCCTTAATCTGACGGATAGAAGAACCCATTGATCGACCTGCCTGAGTACCTAGTGTCTCAAGAGTACCAAACTGCTCTCCTCCAATAGAGTCTACCTCCACTAAATAATTAGCAATCTCCTGCCTTGAGGTTCCATCATCAAATGTAATGTCACCATACTTCTTATGCTTTATGGTAATCATAATACTTCCTTAATAAGAACTTGAAGCGCCTGATGAATAAGAACTTTCAGTACCTGATGAAGGGTAAGGATTGTCTGACTGCTGTGCTCTTAATGCCATGATCTTCTCTTGGATCTGAATAACCCTAGGAGAACCTTGCATAGACTCAGGTAGTTCTGATATCTGTGCCATAAGAGCATTGATGTGTTCCTGTATCTTAGCATCCTTAGCTTTAACTATCTCGGCTGTCTCATTAAGTTGTAGAGCTTCTTCTGCAGTTACAGTTGATCCAGCAGGTAAGTCCCCACCATTCTTTAGTGCTTCTAGTAATGCAGCAGCATTAGGCTCCTGAGGAGCTGCATCAGTATTTACCACTGTATCTGTCAAGTCTTCACCTGTAATTACATCAAATGCCCTACTACCACCTTCTCCATCTTGTACAATTCTAACCTTCCTCTTACGGTAGATAGGAATCCCCATATCATCTACTCTATTAGTATCTACATTAACATCAGTCAATACACCAAACTCACGATCTGCAGCAGTGTTAGAAGCAGCTAGTTCCTCAGCCTCCATCTCACTAGCCTTAGCATGTAGTGTCATAGCTTGAGCATAGTTACCATTCATCATCAGTTGACTAGCAGCAGCTCGCATACCAGCAGCAGTGGTTAAGTCCTGACCTCGCATACTATCTTGTACTTGCTGTGCTTGTGCCATCTCTGGTGTTTGTAGACCAAAGGCAGAGTTAACTGCACTGCCCATTAGCTGACCACCTGCTGCACCAGCAGCAAAGTTAGCATTCATTCTTGATGCTTGATCTATTGCACCTTGGTTCTGTTGTTGTTGAAGGATAGAAGGATCCATTCCAAACAAACTCATTACATCACTAGCCATAATATTCTCCTAGCCTTACGGCATAACCATATCGTTATTAAATGCACCAAGACCAAATAAACCACTAGTATTATTTAATGAGGTAGACATAGGGGCCACACCGCCTCGCTGAGAACGAACATTTGATTGTAGACCAGACCAGTTGATGTCCCCTAGTGCATTACCAACACCTGTATACCCACCACTCTGACTCAAGCCTTGGTTGTTACGCATTGTACCTGCACCACCCATACCAGCTACTAAGTTACCACCAGCAGCATTAGCAGCTTGAGACTGGAACTGACCAAGTTGAGCACCAAACCCACCCTGAGCTAGACCAGCTTGATCAAGAGCCAATGACTGATTGAACATACTATTACCAATGTTAATATCATTCTGACGTTGGATCTGAGCACGATCAAATGCATTGTATCTATCTTGTGCATCTTGCTGTGCAAAGGATTGAGCAAAACCAAATCCATCAGGAGATATAGTGCCTCCACCAGCAGCACCTAAACTCTCAGCACTCATGCCTAGACCAGTTCGACCTGAGCCAAACATACTCTCACCTAGTCTTAGTGCTTCAGCATTACGACCACCAGCACCTAAGTCACGCTGTTGGTTATAGAACTGATCAGCAAGTTGATTATAATCACCCCCTGCTGCAGTGAATGCATTACTACCTAGCCCCATCATCTGCTGTTGTTGAGCAGCATAACGAGGATCCATTGCAAATGATGCTTGACCATTATCAAAGGATGAAGTGCCTAGTCCAGAAGTAACACCATATGGTTTATACTGCCCTCCAGCATACGCTATATTGGCTGCGTCTTGCTGCATCTGCGATGCTTCACCAGCTCCTTGAGCTGCTGCGTTAGCACCTGCCCCACCAAATAAACCTTGAATTAGTGATGGTGCCACTGCTCCTAATATTGATCCTAATAATGGCATTATACTGTCCCTCTATTTGAAATTAGTTTGTTATGATCGACTGCCTGCTGCCCTACCACTACCTCATTCCTAAAGGATTCTAAGGCTTGGGTTTGTCCTCTGTTCGTTTGAGCGTTCTCTATCAGTAAGATTGGTTGCCACGCCATAGCACATTTCCATTGATCAATAATCTCCTCAGACTGTGGATCCTTACCTTGTATGTTAGTGTACCAAGCACAACGCTCAATAGCCCCATCAACGACTTTCTCACACGTATGCCCTAAAGGACAGGTTACTTTGATTTCAATCATATCTTAGTTCTTTGTACAGATGATCACATCAACATAGCGAGGTGATATGGTTGCACTAGCGACTGCACCAGCTAGTCCGTGATTGTGCCCTTGTGTAACCCCTCCACTACCTCCAGCTCCTTGAGTAGGTGTATCACCTGCAGAGTGAGCATTAAGGCCATTATCTACAGCACTAAGACCTGAGGAGCCATTAGCTCCTTGCCCTGTGTGAGGGTATGAAGGGAGTACGAAAGGACGGTAGGACTGTAAGTGAGTGTGACTAGGCATCTGAGAAGTATTCAACGTATGGTTACTTACTGAGAAGCTATCTGAGTGACTGTGAGTAAATGAACTAGAGAATGCAGTAGAACCTCCTGAACCACCTCCACTACCTGACACCACCCGTAGTGCTTTGTCATTGTGAGTGGTAACCTTAGTCCATCCTGTAGGAGCAGAGGCTTGGTAGAACACCATTGCAGTTCCTGCAGTAAACCCCGCCAACTGAGCAAATGCTGTTGTAGCTATCTGAGTAGTCGCTGTACCCACTGCTGCTGTAGGAGCTACAGGGATACCTGTTAGAGCTGAGTTGTTAAGGTTAGCCTTAGTTGCAATTGCAGTGGACAAGGCGTTAAACTCATCGTCTATCTCTGCACCTTTTACACGCTTAAGAGCACTGCCTGCAGCTAGTGTATCTTTAGTGGCAAAGTTCGTTGACTTTGTATAGTTGCTCATTATATTACCCTACCTATTTTAATATATAAATCAAATTTCTGAATAGAAACCTCATTACCACTAATCTCTGTTTCAAATCCTAGTTGAATTACTGTACCACTGCCTCCAATGGAGAGCTTGACTCGATCAGTTCCACCACCACCTGTATATTCAGCAGTACCAGCTACACTAGTGCCTGACCCCCCATCCCATGTAACGGTATAAGGAGTGTAAGGATCCCCATCTTCATTCAATGGACTTGGGCCATACTCTGAATAAGGAGCTTCATCTATACCATACTCAGATAGAGCAGTCTGCTTAACTGTAGCATTGTAAGAGCGATACTCGTCAGAGTAATCAATACCTGATTTGATAGTGAACACCTGACCACTACCTCCAATCAATGTAATGCCTACACTCTTCAGTATCTTAACTGTAGTGGGTTGATCGAAGTCAAAGTAGTTAGTGTAGTAGAACATGCGGTATGTAACACCATTATCCGAGTACCCTGAGTATTCAGCAATACCGGCGGTCTGGCCAAATAGGAGCTTGTTATCAGAAGTATTAACCATACCTTTATGCTTGAAGTCTGCCCATCGTGTTGTACGTGCTGCTCCATTCTCTAACTTACCTCTAGTATCAAAGCAGTATGCCTGCTCACTACTTGGGAAGCTGATTAAATAGAACGCATGTTTAGGAGAGTAGACACTCTTAATATTATCAACAGGCTCTGACTCAGCTAGTGCTGTTAACTCGTCACGAACATTAATTGATAGTTCTCCAAGTGGAGCAGACTTCTCTTGTATTATCCTACCAAGAGAACGAATGCCTGAGTTGGATAAGAATAGAATATCAGTACCTGTGTTCTGAACTGAATCACGAGCCATACAGCCCACACCTTCAATAACATCCACTAGACGTAAATCACTAGGAGTTAAGTAGTTGTCTCCAGCACCTTTATCATCGTAGATTACTATGGAGTTCTTACAGAAGATTATTAAACGTCCGTTGAATGCAGCTAAGGCTACAATGGAATCACCACCTTTAGTCCATACCTTAGCTATGTCTAGATTACCACTAGTACCTCCTGCCCACTTCATACCGCCACCACCTTGGGTGACAATGTCTGAGAAGTAGATGGTGTGGTTATTACCAGTGATGTCGGCAGCCCATAGTCTACCATAGGAAGATAGGACAGTATTAGCTTGTGGAGGTGTACCTGCATTACCTACAGCAGCATCAACTCGTATTAATGATCCACCTGATTCAAGTATTAATGGATGGTGTCCACGCTGGAACAAGTAAGTTCGGTTGCTTAGTGTAGCACTCTGCCAGTTATCTGCGGAGATTGATGCGGAGTTTGTTATATCAGTGAGGGTAGACAGTCCTGAATAAACCTTGTTGTCACCCCATGATACATACTCTGACACACCTGAGTTGTTTATAAACTCATGTACCCCTTTGATATTAACCACTGTACTTGCTGAAGTCCTATCTATCCAACCTTGTCGTGAACCTAATCGCCCATACTTATCTATTACACAGTTTGTAGCTTCTAAGGCAAAGCCACTCGCTAAAGTAATGCTACTTTCCTGTGTGTTTAAACCATAGAATCCTGGGGCTGCTATTGATGTGGATTGTAATTGTGCCATTAGCTATACCAAATTAGTTCTTCAGGATGTTTGTTTGCATCTAATTGAATAGCATCATTCAGTACCTTATTAGCTACAAGGAATGCTGTGTTGCCTAGTTGACCATTATCCTCACCTCGTTCTTCAACAGCCTTAGCATAAGCTAATAGGATTACTGGATGAGAAGGGACATTGAACTTATCAGAAGGGCCATCAAGATCTGCTGTACGTGCAACCACGTTAAATCGTAGTGTGTACACTCCATCAGGTTTAGGATAAATATCTACCAATGTATCTCCGTCAGTGCTAACACCATTGAAGGAATAATGTGAAGGAGAACCAGTAGCAACATCAGCAGTGAGGAACTGTGTATCAAACCAGTGAGCTGTTTGATATTGCATGAAGGAAGTTGATGTTGAGTTCATAACATCAAGAACATTAATATTATTCTGTGTATTATTTAATTCATAATTAAATACATTGGCAGTAGTGGTGACAGTAAGTGTGGTGCGTAGTGCTGACCAATCCCATGCCTCTTCTACTTCACGTTTCGCATCATTAATAAACATTCCAATGAGTTCACTATAATCATTATCAGTGACTGCTGTGACTGAGCGTTCACGTAAACGCTTTAGAACTTTGTTAACTGCATCTAAGTAATTCATAATTATACCATAATTTCATTCAAAAGTCAATGGACATTAACGTCTTGCTACAATCGACTGCCCGAAGTACATACCAACAACAGCCATGATTGCATGAGGTAACCACTCAGGAGTTACCATACCACGCAATGTCCTCCACTCAGTTACTGTATTAGTGAAGTCAAAGAACAACAGTTTAAAACCACTAGTCACCTCAACAGGGACAACTGTAGGTAGGTTAAGGATAGGAGCTATGAGAATAAACATAGCCATACCCATGAAGGAGATCACTAAGAACCTTCTGATCCATTGTGCATTAGGAGTGTCATAAGCACGAGCTGCTGCTACACTATCCTCAGAGGCAGAGAACTGCTGCATGAGTTGCTTCTGCTGATCAGCCTTATCCTTCTGGCTTTGTGACCACATCTTCATTACCGCGCCTCCTAAGACGCTTAGTAATAGTGTTATCACTTCTATTGGCATTCCGAACATAACATCCTCTACATAGTTTCTCTTTCTTCTTTACATCATACGAGCCGCAGAGCCTACATCTCACGCTTTACCCATAAGGTATGTACTGAGTCCACCAAGGAGTGCTGCTAATGCTAATGCCCCTGCTGCCATACCCTTGCCTCTAGCAAGTTGTATCTCCTGTACTGCCAACCTCTCATTAAGTTTAGTCATAGTACTAGTCAAACTCTCAACATCTTTGTTTAACTGAGTAACTACATGTACTAACTGACCTGCTTCAAAGTCTGACATACCTGACATCATCTTATTCCCTTAACATATAATGCCACACCGAATAGTGCCGCTATAATAACAAATATAATACCCATTGCTTTTAAGCCTATAGATATATTCTCTTGTATTGCTTCCTGTCTAGCATGTCTCTTACGAGCTTGCTCCTTAACTGCTTCCTTCTGATCCCTAGCATACTGAGCCTTAAACTGTAAGAAGTTATAATACCCATTGAGTCCTTGCTTGTTGAGCATATACTTGAGGTCTTCTTCATTCTTTCGCAACTGAAGCTGGGCTTGGTACATTTCAAGTACGTTGTTCTTACCCTTAGCTTCAACAACTTTAGCTATATCATTCTCAGCTTTGAAGTATTTACCTACTGCATCTCCTGCGTCAAGTAAGTCCTTACCATTAGATAAGGCTTGCTTTATAACTTGGAATGCTGCATTTGCTATTGCTAACTCTGCTAGCATATCCACAATCTCCTTGAGTAAGCTGTAAGCTCATAGGGAGCCACTGGAGGCTGTACTGGTCTGTAGTCATAGCTATGTACCACTTGAGGCTCTACGACCAGCACAGAGCCTTGTGGAGCCTGTGAGAGAGATAAGTAGCTAGGGTATACCTCAGATACTGTTGACCACATTTATACTTCTAGGGCTTCAATACGTGCCAATAGCTCCTGAACTGTAGCCACTAATAGTGGAACTACTTTAGCTTGATCTATGCCCTGAATATCAGGTACTGAGCGAGTACCCATAACTGCTTCTTCAGTGTCAGTGGCTTCCGTCACAGTGTACTCTTCATCACGCATGGCATCTTTAGAGCCTGTAGCTGCTGCTGGGATGACTTCCTGTAACTCATGCGCTAAGAAACCATCTACGCGAGTACCGTCTGCAATCCACTCAAAGTTAACAGGCTTGAGTAGCTTGAAGGTCGCTGTAGCACCTGTCATTGGCTGAACGTCAGTCTTTAGGCGATAGTCTGAGCTAGTCACATAAGATGTTGTTGATCCGTTTGTGGTTATAGAGCCTATAGCTGTGCCAGCATTATTGTAGAACCTCAACCTATAAAGAGTGCCAGAATCTGTATTAGCTTGAAAATTAATTCTTCCATATGATCCAGAAGAAGAATAACCATATAAACCTGTGCCTGTAGCGGTATTGCTAGTAGTACCAATAAGCACATTTCCCAATGAGTCTATTCTCATGCGTTCTGTGGAGTTTGTGCCTAATGAAAGGCTAGTTGCCCCACCTGTATAAAAATGTGCTGCGTTCGCTCCTAATGATCCGTGGTTTAGTCTAGTAGTGAAGCCACTAGCTGCAAAGTTAGCTATATTCCCCACCCCATCGCTTGTAAGTCCTACAGATAACTTATCAGATGGTGAGCTAGTACCAATACCTACGTTGCCAGTAGTCACCACCGTACCTGTGTTTACTTGGCCTGATAGGTGTAGGTCTTTGAATTTCGAGGTTGAGCCACCCACGCTAACTACACCATCAGCATCAGCGCCCCCGTTTCGTGGGTATATGGTGCTAGTTCCAAATTGCAGTCCTGCGTGTAAAGCAACGCTACCTTCAACAATAAGATTATTACCATTATCAACACCAATACTACCCACCGTAGTGCCGTCTTTCTGGAATTTAACAATGTCACCATCAGACGATAATCGATCAAAGTATGCTGTTGCGTCAGACGTTACCCTAGCTTGAACGTAACCAGTACCACTTATAGATACACCGCCTGCACCGCCTGCTGTAGTAGTACCAATAAGAACGTTGCCAGAGGAGTCTATCCTCATGCGTTCAGTAGTACCAGCACCTATGAGTACTGTATCACTCATAGCAGATGTTCCAGCTAGGCTACCAATGATGGTGTTGTTAGAGCCAGTAGTGATTGCGTCACCTGAGTCATTACCAATACCAATATTAGTAGTACCATCATACAAGTTGTATAAGGACATACGACCAACCGCAGTATTACTGGTACCAATTGAGTTATTTAAACTCTTTGAACCAATAGCGGTATTGTTTGTGCCAAGTATATTATTATATAGCGCAGTAGAACCTACAGCCGTATTTCCACTACCACTTGACGTTTTGTAGGCAGCTGTATGGCCAACAGCTACGTTGTGTCGGTATCCACCATCGTCTTGTGCTAGTGCGGATGAACCTAAACCTAACGATCTGTTAGAATAAAAACCATCAGACAAATTACCAATTGATGATGTAGCTGGCTCCCATTGTGATGCTGCGTTATCCCAAGATAATGCTTGACCATCCGTGGGAGGCACTGTGCTTATATCTACGTCTGTTAAACCTTCTAAGGTTGTTACACCATCTGATGCGCTTGCAGCAGGAATACCAAAAGCTAGTACACCAGTTGCGCTAGTATACCCTGCAGTTGCACTGGTTCCTGCTGCTAATGTAGTGGCTGTTGCTGTGACTGCCTTAATCTCTGCTGCACTTGCTGTGGCAGAGGATGCTGAAGCTGCAGCATTAGTTGCCTGCAGTGTTACTGCTGTTATACTGGCATCAGTGGTTGAATCACCAGCCCCTCCAGTTCCTCTGTATAAGCTCATGGTTATTCCTTATTTAGTAAAACGACGACGATATGCTTCTATCTGCTCTCGTTTGGTACGATCAGCTACTGGAGGAAGTGTCCCTTTGATACGAGGAACTTTAGTAAAATCATCTGCAGAGCTAAAAGAATACTTAGGAGACTTACCTGATGAGGGTGATGCACTCTTCGTGATCTTAGCGTGAGGGGATCCTGTAACCTTCACATGATTAGGTGTAATTAGGTTAGAAACTTTCTTTGATTTAGCCTTCTTCTTGTCCAGAGCTACCGCGTCCTTGTAGAAGTCTGGGCCTTTCTTCTTGACTACTACACGCTTCTTCTTAGATGCGTCTGTTTGACGAACAATTCCCGTCTTGCTTTTAAGTACACCTGATTTAGTCTTAACAGGTGTACCTTTAGAATCTTTGGTAAGCTGGTTTAGCTTATATTGTAAACGACCAATGGTCTGAGTAGATTTACCTGCTTTCTTAGCTGAGGCAATCTGTGCTTTTAGTGCTCTCTTCTCTGCGAATGCTGACATGATATTTTCCTTAAGTAAAAGAAAGGGGACTCCCTAGTAATGAATACTAAGCAGTCCCCTCATGATGGCTAATAAGCCAGTGTGCTACGCAGGAAGCGCAACAGCGACAGCAGAAGTGTTACGAAGAACACCAGTACCGTAGATGGTATCACTGGTAAACAGATCAGCCAAGAACTCTTGCTTGTACTGAGTCTGTGAACGAACAGCCATTTGCTCGGCATACACGAAAGCATCTTTGTGCATGAACAAGCCAACTTTGTCAGAACCAGTTACAGGACAGTTGTTGCTGATAAAGATATCAACACCGTACAAGTTACCAATCTTACCGTTAACAACCGTCTGGCCACCAACGAAGTCAGAAGAAGTATAACGATCAATACCCATAATAGAATTACGAGCTGATGGAGGAAGGATCAAAGAACGACCGTCCATTGGAACATCAAGATCATCAAGCTTCTGGATCAAGTTACGGAAACCAGCATCGTTAAACGCTAGAGCGCCAGAACCAGCATAGTCAGACAATACACCAGCAGCAGAGATCTTTTGAGCTTTTGCCCAAGAAGAACCGTTACCACCGTTGGCAGACTTACCTAAGCTAAAGATATCATCTTCAACTTTCTTGCTTAAAGCATAGCCAGCATCATCAGTATAGAACTTACGCATAGAAGCTAAAGCTTGTACGTCAGTAATATCTTCGATCATGCGTGAGTATTCAAAGTGCTTATCAATGGTGATAGTTACTTTGTCAGCAGTTTCGTTCTGGATTGTAACTGCAGTGCCACTAGCCTTAGCAGAAGCTGCACCACGG